CAGGCAAGTGTACTCTCAGAGCAAGACATAGAAACCCTGGGTCAATTTATCCAGGAGACTATGGATGAATAAATTTAAAGCACCACCTAATATAGCGACATTCTTTTTAAGAATACCACTATCTGCTATGTTTTTACAACAGGGTTTAAGTAAATTACCTGTTGACGGCACAATAGCAGAAGCATGGGGATTACCATATATTGTATGGTGGTTTGTAACATGGGGAGAGATTGGAGCAGCTATAGGATTAATTGCTGGTGGTATTTTAGGACTTATACCATGGAATGCAAGACATTTCTTTTTAGCTAGATTAGGAAGAAGTTATCCAAACTTTAGATGGCTTACCGAAGAGCTAGGAGATTTTGTAACTAGGTTTAGTGGTATAACAATGACCTGTATAGCTACTGGAGTAATATGGATATTACAACCAGCAAGTTTATGGGATGTTATATATAAAGATTACCTACATGTTAGTTTATATGTTGGTGGTCTTTATTTCGCTTTAAGAGGTAATGTAAGATGACCTTTATAGAAATGTTTTTAAATAATCCTAAGAATGTAGCTGAAGGACCTAAGTATAGAATCTTTCATGGAAAGCTTTTTGGCGTATGGCCTTACTACATTTTAGAGGATTCATCTAAAAGCTCATTTAGCCAGGGCGTAGAATTTAACGTAAAGCTTACAACTTATTATTTTAAAACATTAAATCAAGTAAAAAGGCTTGGTAATAATTTAACTAATGAAATAGGTCATAAACAAATATGAAAAAGAAAGTATTAGACAGTTGGAAAAGACCTGTAGAAGTAGAAATTCCAGAGTTATCAGAAAGATACCCACAACAGTTAGAATTTCAGCTTAACACAGTAAGAGATGCGACACCAGAAGAATTTGATGATTGGTGGGAAAATGAATTAAAACCAAAAGGTGATGTACAATTAAAGTTTGTAGCTATGATGTCGGTAGTACAAATATTAACTTTAGTATTTATGATGACAGCCTTTTTTATAATAGGATTAGGATTAGAAAAATGATAACAATATATGGAAAAACACACTGCCCTTATTGTGATGCTGCAAAAGCATTATGTGAACAAAAGGGATTAGAATATGAGTATAAACAACTAGGGACGGATTTTGAAACAAAAGAAATGATGGAAACCTTTCCTGGTGCCAGAACTTTCCCACAGATTATTCTTGAGGGAGAAAAAATTGGCGGATACACAGAACTTAAAGCCAAATTTTTATAGGAGAACTTATGGAAATCACACTAGATTGTGAATACTGTTTTATTCGTAGTTATGTGAGGTTTGAAGATGCCGCGGCAGCTGAAGGGCCAGTTTTTTGCCCAGCCTGTGGAAGCGAATTAATTGAAGAAAATAATGAGCTTGATTTTGATGTATAAATAATTATATGCAATGGCATTATCAAGGAAAAGAATTTATTCCACCAGAAGACTTTAGTTCAGATGACTATTATGGATTTGTTTATCTTATAACAAATCGAGCTACAGGCAGAATGTATATTGGTAAGAAGTTTTTTTGGAGTAAGAAAACATTACCAATAACTAAAACCAGGAAAAGAAGAAAAAGATTATTAGTTGAATCTGATTGGCGTAATTATTATGGAAGTAATGTCCATTTACAAGAAGAGGTAAACACACAAGGTGATGAAATTTTTTATAGAGAAATATTACACTTATGCAAAACAAAAGGCGAATGTGCATACATGGAAGCCAAAGAACAGTTCGCTCGAGATGTCCTTATATCTGATAAATATTATAATGGTATTATTAACTGTCGTATTGGTGGAAACGCAGTAAAAAACCTGCAATAAACACTGTACATTTTAGCTTAAACCTGGTATAATACTAAAATAATGGGAAAATTAATACAGTTTCCTACTGGTAAAGAGATTAAATCTCCAAAGAAATCAGAGGAAGAATTAATAGAAGAAGTCGTTAATGAATTGGTAGAGATTTCACAACATATATTTGATGTAATAGATGACGAAGTAGATGCCATATCAAAACATGATTTAAATTTATTAAATGGTATTGATTTACGAAATGAAGAAGCAAGAGAAAGTAGAGATGCTTATGTTATTGTAAATATGATATATGCAATGATGGCCAGATATATTGGTATAGAACATTCAATGCATAAAGAGCTCGATACTTTATTTGTTAAAATAAAAGCAATACAAAAAGAAATAGACAATGATACTACTTGATTATAGCCAAATTGCACTTTCGAATATTATAGTGCAGAAACTAAACGATGAATCTATGATTCGACATATGATTCTAAACAGTATTAGAATGTATAACAAACGTTATAGAGACGAATACGGCCAAATGGTAATATGTGCTGACGGTATGAATACCTGGCGTAAAGATTACTTTCCATACTACAAAGCAAAGCGTAGAAAAAATAGAGATGAATCATCTCAGGATTGGAATGAGATTTTTAGAATATTACATCTAGTAAGAGACGAAATTAAAGAAAATCTTCCATATAAAGTTGTACACATGGAAGGCGTAGAAGCTGACGATATAATTGCATCGTTAGTTTTACAATCACAAGAATTTGGAATGAATGAGCCTATGATGATTGTTTCATCAGATAAAGACTTTATTCAATTACAAAAGTTTAACAATGTTAAACAATTTTCACCTATACAAAAGAAATTTGTTAAAGACGATAATCCAAGGACATATCTCTTTAATCATATTATGAAAGGTGATACAGGTGATGGTGTCCCAAATGTATTATCAGACGATGACACATTTGTTTCTGATAAAAAGCAAACACCATTAAGAAAAACAAGGATAGCTGAATGGTTAGAAAATTCAGAGGATTTAAGGTCTGTAATGCCTGAGGAAATATTCAGAAATTACCAGAGAAATAAAAAGTTAATTGATTTAACTGAAGTCCCAGAAACTATCCAAGAAAGCATTATATATAATTATAACGAGCAAAAAGTAGCAATGAAAATGCGAGTTTTAAACTATTTAATTAAGAAAAGATGCAATCAGTTGATTGAAGTTGTGGAGGAATTTTATAACAATGAAAAAATTATTGCCTGAGATATTAAAAGAAGCTAATAAATTAGCAACACGAGAAGAAAGAATTGAATTTCTTCGTCAAAACGATAGCCCTGCATTAAGGGATATAATCAGAATAGCATTTGATAAAGATGTTATTTCAATGTTACCAGAGGGAGCACCGCCTTATACACCAGATGATGCACCTGAAGGATACGCACCAAGCTCACTATACAAAAAATTTAGAGAATTTAGATTTTATTTCAAAGGTCCAGTAGCAGAAGGATTAAAACCTTTGAAAAGAGAAGAAATGTTTGTTAAGCTGTTGGAGAGTATACACTCTTCTGAAGCTGAGTTACTTGTTAGAGCAAAAGATAGAATTTTGCATAAGAAACTAATGGGAATAACTCGTAAACTTTGTCAGGATGCATTTCCTGGTTTGATAGCAAAGTAATAAAAAAATATATTATGATAGTACAATATAAAACAACTATGAGGGAGAAGCTTATGAATTGTTTATCTATTGAACGTCTCAAACGTGATCGTAAAGAGGCACTACACTATCGAAGAAAATTACTTAATAAGGGAAAAGATGTATTAGCTAGAAGAATGACACAGAAACTAGCTAAAATTGATGAACATCTAACCGAAATGAAATCTATCATAGGAGGCAAATAACAGCAACGGAATGTGCAGGAAAACCTGTACATTCCACTTTTGTTATGGTATAATACTATATTATGAACATCTTTATACTAGATAATGACCCAGTAAAAGCTGCTCAGATGCAGTGCGATAAACATGTACCTAAAATGGTTGTTGAGTCAGCTCAAATGCTATCAACTGTGCATCGTATGTTGGATGGCAAAATGGAAAGAAGACTATCCAAATCGGGTAAAGTAAGAGTACAATATTGGAAATTGGCAGATGACAGAGAAGATATACTCTATAAAGCATGCCACTTTAATCACCCAAGTACTATATGGACCAGAGAGTCAATAGAAAATTATATGTGGCATTTTAATCATTTTGCTGCATTATGCGATGAATACACATACAGATATGGTAAATTACATGCAACAGATGCTAAATTACGAAAAGTTTTATCACAGGCACCAAACAATATACCACAAAAAGAAATGACTAAGTTTAAATTAGCAATGAAATCAAATCCAGAATGCATGTTCGAAGATCCAATACAATCTTATCGTGCATTTTATCAAACAAAACAACACAGATTTAAAATGGTCTGGTCAAAAAGGGAAGTCCCAGGATGGTTTACATATGCCTAGTTACGATTTTGAAAATAAAGAAACTGGTGAAATAGAAGAACACATGATGAGCTATACTAAATTAGACCAGTTTAAAAAGGATAATCCACACTTGAAGCAGGTTATTTTATCTGCTCCATCTATAGATTATGACGGTGGTACTTCAGTTCTTGGAAAAGCTGGTGACGGTTGGAAAGAAGTACAAGATAAAATTAAATCGGGTTTACCCCCACGACTAAGGGATAATATAAAAACAAAATGATGAAGAAATTAATATTTTTTATAGTAGATTGTTGGAGATTAGTAATGGATATGAGATATAATCCATTAAGACATATTGCTGATCCATCAATACAAATGTATACATATTTAGCACTATTTGTTATGTGGAGTGGATACTTTGCAGTAGTTGCTTGGACATGGATAGGTTGGGAAACATATAGTGTAGTTTGGTCAATCACAGTTCATTTAGCTGTTTTAGCACCTTTATTTGTAACAACACAAATATTTAAAGATGCAGAAAAAAATGGTGCGAAATGGTATATAGATCATAGAAATGAGCAAAAAAGAGGAAAGTGATGGAAGCAATTTTAACACCTAATGAGTATAGTGAGTTCTGCCAAAAGGCAAGTATACTAGAAAGTAAAAATTATGATATGACATATACCGTTGAAAAACAACCAAATGGCAATTACAAAATACAAATAGCTGGTGAACACAGCGTAGAAGAATTAGATAGATTAACTGATGTTTAAACATGAACCTGTCGAATTAGGTTATGGCGATTTAATCGCTGAAACTAGTCCTAACGGTAGAATATATAAAGATCCTGATGGTAAAGAATATCCATCAGTTACTACTGTTTTAAAGATATTATCAGAAGAAGCGATTCAAGCTTGGAGAGCTAGAGTTGGTGAAGAAGAAGCAAATAAAGTATCATATAGAGCATCGCGTAGAGGTACAACCGTTCATACGGTAATTGAAAAATATTTAGCCAACGATGAAACTTATTTAGAAGGCGTAATGCCAAATAATATACAAACATTTAAAGATGTAAAACCAATCCTAGATGAATGTGTAACTAAAGTATATTGTCAAGAAGCTCCACTATATTCTAAACACTTAGGTTTAGCAGGTAGAGTAGATTTAGTAGGTCAGTGGAATGGAGTTGATTCAATTATCGACTGGAAGACTTCGACTAAATTAAAGAAAAAGAAATGGATAGAAAATTATTTCATACAAGCTTCAGCATATGCTGTAATGTGGGAAGAACGAACAGGTAATCCCATTAAGCAATTAGTGATTTGTATTGCAGGTGACGAAGGACCACAAGTTTTTATAGAAGATAGGGATAATTGGACAACAAAATTAATAGATACTATTAACGAATATAAAAGAAGGAAACTTTTTGGGAGGTAATATGAGTCATTTATTACAGGCTTTAATAAAGAGATTAGAAGGTGACATAGAAGTAGCAAAAGCAAATGTTATGGTCTATATAAGAAATGCAGCTGGAATTGGTGAGCATGTAGACGTAGTAGAAACTATGGAATTAGAAGTTGCTAAAATTGCAGATGCTGAAGATAAAATTGCTGCTATTAAAAAACATTTTAAATAAAATCCTTTAGCCAAAGGCTAAAAAACATGCATGTTTCTGCATAAAAACACTGTACAAAACCGCTTCGTCCTGGTACTATATACATATGATATTAAATAAAGGAGTGAATAAAATGAAAAATTATAATATTATTTCTAAATCCAAGGATGGATTATCTTATGTCAATCAAGAAGCAGTTCTTGATTTTGTAAGCAATAAATTAAACTACAGTTTAAACCCTGTATATGGATCAGACAATAAATTCTGGTTAAATGGTAAATACGTCGATAACAAATTTTGTGAAATGATGGAAGGTTCAAAATACTATCAATTAGTAATTAATAGATTTGATTTTGGAATTAATGCTAAAGGCGATTTTAACGCTTTTAACGTAGCTGGAATTATTAAACAAGAAATGAAGGAGGCTTTAAATGGATAAAGTTAACCTTGATAAAATTAGTAGATTACCAATAAACGGTTTTATTGGTAGACGTGTAGATGGTTCTTCAATAGTTAAAGTATGTATTGGAGAACATAATCCAAAATTAAAAGCTCTCATGATTGATAGCAATCCAGATTCTATCAATGATTCATGGGACAAGTTCTGTGATCTATTACCTAATGAAATGGACCCAAGAGGCGAAGTTTATATTGATTGGTTATTCGTAGATGGTAAACCTAGAGTGTTTCACTAATGGCGTATAATATAAAAGATAAAATAATCCTAGTAGATTGTGACGGAGTTCTATGTGACTGGGGTTATGCTTTTACGCAATGGATGGAACATACAAAAAATTACAAAACTGTAGACAGTGATGCATATAACATTGCTGAAAGATTTGGACTCTCAGCAGTTGAAGGTAAAAACATGGTAAGAGAATTTAACGACTCTGCTGCAATAGCTTTTTTACCTCCACTTAGAGACTCAGTATTTTATATGAAGAGATTAAATATGTTACATGGATATAAGTTTATCTGCATAACATCATTATCAACAAATAAATACGCACAACAATTAAGAACACAAAATCTCAAAATGTTATTCGGCGAAGAACTATGGGAAGACTTTATTTATCTAGGCTGTGGTGCTGATAAAGACGAAGAGTTAGCTAAGTTTAAAAATACTGGATGTTACTGGATAGAAGACAAACCAGCTAACTGTGAAGCCGGAGAAAAATTAGGATTATATCCAATATTAGTTGGCCACGATCATAACCATGGAGAACACAGATGGCCAAGATTTACTAAATGGAAAAGAATATATAAATGGATTGCCAGAGGAGATGACTAAAAATAAAAAGAGAGCAGTAAAAGAAGCTATTGTAGATACATCAATTGGAACTTTAATTATGGCACCTCTAAATTTTATCATAATCTGGGTATGTTTACAATTATCTTTTAACGCATTACAGATTACAATAGCAACTACGACTATATTATTTTTTATAGCCGTGTGGAGAAAAGCAACAATTAGATTATATTACGAGAAAAAATGGGAAAGAAAACAGCTATAATATTAGGAAACGGAGAATCGCGTAAAGGTGTAGACTATAGAAAAGAATATCCAGGTGCATTCGTATACGGATGCAATGGTGCATACAAAGAAAAACCAGATGCTTTAGTTTGTACAGATGCTTATATGCAACACATCATTTACGATACTGGTTATTGTAAAAATAATCTCTGTGCTTTTAGTGAATGGAATCCAGTACCAGCTGATGCAGCTGAAGTATTAGCAGAAAATATGGGATTGCCAGTTATTCGCAATGAAAGAAATAATTGTGAATTAGCTCAAGTTGCAGGGTCAGAAAAGTACATATATATAACATACGTTGAAAATAACGATTGTGTTCTTTCTATACCTGAAGTAATGATATCCTCAGGTTCGAGAGCACTATCATTAGCATGTGAGTCAGATCAATTTAATGAGATACTTTTATTAGGATTTGATGGCATGGGAGCAACAAACATTTTCCAACAGGATAAAGGTTACGAAAGATCAACGCCTCGTGCGGAGTGGATTGAAGAACGTGAGTCTATTATAAGGAAGTATAAGAATATAAATATTAGGAGTATATAATGGCAAAAGCAATGGGAGCATACTCACAGAAACATGTGGGAATAAAAAAAGGTACAAGTCAGGGCAGAAGGCCAGATACGTCTACGATGAATAAGCATAAAAAAAGGTCTTTTAAAAAGTATCGAGGCCAGGGGAAAAGATAATGCCAACTAAATTTAAACCATCTCAAATTAATATAGACAGAAATACTAAAAAGAAATCTGTTACACACTTTTATATGAAATCAATGCCAGAACAGGAACTATTTGATTACATTAATAACCATAATGGTAAGCCTAAAATAAAAATGAAATGTAGAAATGAATTAGTAAGGCGTGGAGTTAAAATAGTATGGCAACCAAGAACGACATAACAGGCGATTTAATTAAAACAAAAACTGACGGCCAAGACAATTATAGAGATAACTATGACAAAATCTTCGGGAAAAAGAATAAAAACAAGATTTCACAAGATACTTTGGGGGCAAGAAAGCCCTTACGGCGCCAAAGTAGTCCCAAATAAAAAAAAGAAAAATCTACGCAAAGAAACTAAAAAACTTATAAATACTTTAATAGAGGAATAAATATGAGTATCGATCTAAACAAATTTGACTTCGGATTTACAGCTGTAGATGAAAATGAATTAGAAGCTGTACAAAAAACCAGTAGTAAACTAGAAGCTACAGGCAATAAAGCATCCGAGTTAGAAGATAAACTAAATAATTTATATAACGCAATATTACCGTTGCTAAGCAACTTAAAGAAAAACCCAGAGAAAGAATATATACTCTGGCCAAACAGAACAGAAAAAATAGAAGAATTCGAAGATCATATAGCGGGGATAATTAAATAATGGCAATAGTAAGTTCAGGAGCAATATCATTAGGAACAGCAGCCGGTACCAACAGAAGTATATCCGGTGAATTTGGAGGAGATGCTCCTCACGCACTATCAGAATACTATGATGGAAATTTAGG